GGCCCCAGGGAACTGGCTGCGGCGCGGTCCGCGGGCGCCGCGTTCGGACGTTCGACGTCCGCTCGACGCCGCCCTTCAGCGCGGCGCCCTCAGTCTTCGCGCGTACGACAGGGTCCTGCGCGTCGGCAACACCTGTTATCGCAGAGGTGAGTCGAACACTCCGTTGTACTAGCTCAGCACCTTGTCGAGCACGTAGGAGATACCGGCGCCGCCGATCGCAGCCATGCCCGAGGCGCGCCAGATCCACCTCTCCATCGAGCGCAGCCGCGTCTCGTGGTCGTCGATATCCTTCTGCATCGCCGCGACGTTTTGCGCGTCGAGCCGTTCCTTCACCTGCAACACGAGGTCGTAGACCTCGCGCACGGTGACGATCGCAGGCCCTTCGGGTGGAGCAGTCACAGCCCACTCACCTCCTCGTCGGGCTCGGCCTCCCGAGGGCTGCCGTTGTCGTCCACGTAGAACAGCGCCATGAGCAGCGGGCCGATCACGACAGCCGTCTCGGGCTCTATCCAGCCCACCGAGGCCGCGACGCCGACCGCAGCAGCGGTGACGCCGTAGGCCCAGCGGCGGAACGTCGGCGTGAGGACGCGACGCACGGCGCTCACGGCTTGCCCGACTTCACGAACGCCCGCGCGGCAGCGGGGAGCTTGTGGCCGCGTGCGCGCTGCCACTCCAGGAACGACATGCGCTTCCCGGTCTTGCGGTCGACGATGTAGGCGTGGACGTGCGGCCCGGTCGACTTGCCGGTGTTGCCCGAGAGGGCGATCCGCGTCCGCCACAGGCGGCGGGCGCCGGTCTTGTAGAGGTTGTTGCGCGAGAGGTGCTGCACGACGAGCTCGAACCGCGAGCCGACGAGGCGCAGGCTCAGGCCGCCGTCCGCGTTCGCGAACGGGTAGACGCGGCCCGCGAACGGGGCGTGGATCGTCGTGCCCAAGGGGCACTCGTAATCGGTCGCGGGTCCGACGTTGCGCTGCGCGTGGCGCTTCGTGTCGCCGGAGATCGGGTACTCCCAGAACTTCATGCTGCTACTCCTTCGAGGGTGGTCAGGCGCTCCTCGACCGAGGCGAGGCGCGTGAGGGTGCGCTGGAGGACCGGGATCACGGCCAGCACGACGCGGTCGTAGTGGATGCCCTCGGGACGGAGGACTCCGAAGCTGTCGGGCTCGTAGAACACCGCCCAGGTCAGGCCGCGGTCGTGCAGCGCCTCGGCGATCATGCCGACCTCGACGTGTTCGGACGGGTCGACGTTGCTGCGCCACTGGAAGCTGACGACGGCGAGCTGCAGGAACTCCTCGTCGCTCATCCCGTCGAGCGGCGTGATGTTCTTCTTGTAGCGAGCCGAGGAGGCGGTGTGCCCGAGGGTGCCGTCCGACTCCATCCAGACCGCGCGGCGGGTCGAGGTGATGTTGTTGTCCCACGCGGCGCCGAAGCGACCGCCGCCCGAGGTCGAGACGGGGCGCGTGATCGTGCCGCCCGTGATCTTCGACGCGTTCAGGTTCGGGATACGGTCACTGTCGAGCGTGCCCGACGTGATCTGCGACGCGGAGTGGTTGTGGGACGCGGGGGTGAACGTGGACGGCTTCCCCGTGATCGCGGACCACGCGTGCGAGTGCGACGCCGGGGTGAACGTGGACGGCTTGCCGGTGATCGAGGCCCAGTCGTGCGAGTGAGCGGCGGGCGGGAATGTCGAGGGCTTGCCGCCGATCTTCAGCCAGTGTGCGAACGCGACGATGTAGTCGCGCGTCTTGTTGTCCTCGGTGTCGAGGGTGTTCGCCTGCTCGGCTCCCGACACGAGGTCCATGCCTGCGGCGGCTGCGGCATCTCCGATTGCCATGAGTCCTCCTAGAGGTCGTTGATCGTGCCGGTCAGGGCGTTGATGGTCCCGGTGAGCGCGTTGATCGAGCCGGGGATGATGTCGGTGAGGGCGCGCGTCTTGACGACCATGAGCCCGTTCGAGAGGCCCCACTCGATCGCCTCGACCTGCCCGAGCTGGTCGAGCGCGCCGGGGAGCGAGACGTTCGCCTGCTGCGATGGCGTGGCGCCCCAGCGCGCGAGAGCGGTCACCTCCTGCACGCGGCCCTGACCCGAGCGGCGGGCGAGGATCGCAGCGGCGACGCCCGCGCCGGGGTAGGGGCGGCTGACCTCGAACGTGAGGACAATGCCGGGCGTCCCGGCGAGGTCGTCACGTGTCCGGCTGACGCCCTGCGAGTCGGTCCACGTGTACCGGACGAGGACGCCCGTGCAGTACACCTCGGGGTCGTCGCGGCTGATGAGGTCGGTGCCCTCCGTCGCGACGGCGGGGGACAGGCTCACCACGCCGGGCACCGAGTACTCGGCGGGGTCGATCAGCCGCCAGCGGCGCTGCTCGTCGCAGAACAGCCGGAGCCCGGCTCCCGCCGTCAACGGCTGCAGGAACTCCCACGCGGTCGTGCCCGCAGGCCACACGAGCGAGTCGGGCTCGATCTCGCCGCCGACCGGGACGCGCACCGAAGGGGTCGTGCGGGCGTCGGGGGTCCAGTCGTAGGTATAGATCGCGTCGTCGGTGCGATCGCCGTCGAACCAGACGTCGTTCTTCGTGCCCTCCGCGAAGACGGCGGCGGTGACCCGGAGGTCGCTGGAAGCGGGCATGCCGTTCAAGATGCCCGCGTAGAGGTAAGCGCGTGCCGCGCCAGCGGGGGCAAGGCCGGTCACGGACATCTTTACCCACGCGCTGTCAGTGAGGCTCGTGTCGACGGTGGCGTCTTTGATCGTCGTGCCCGCTTCGCTGACCCAACGGAGGATAATGCGCCCGGTCTTCGCAACGCCTGCGGTCTGCCGCACGAACGCACTGAACGTGTAGAGCCGTCCGGGGGTGACCTTCGGGGTGGTCGCGTCACCATACCGGAGGGCGGGTGATCCGGTCGCGGCGGTCGTGAACGTCAGTCGGAGCGCGGACTGCACGTCGGCGCCCTCCCGCACGATGGTCGTGCCGATGGTGCCGACGGTGACCGTCGCGCCGCCGGTGCCGGTGGACGCCCACCCGGCCGCGTCCACGGTCCCGCGCGGATTGAGGATGAGGTTCTCCTGCTCCCAGCGCGGCGTGACATCCGCGTCGGGACTCGGGGACGCCTCCAGGGATGCGCCGGGGATGCAGGTGCCGAGCACCTGATTCACGACGCTGCGCAGGCTCGTGCGGTAGTCCCAGAGGTCGATGTCGGACAGCGGCGCGTACTCCTGCAGAATCGCCTCGTCGGTCGCCAGGGAGAGCCGGATCGTCTTCTGCTTGTGATCGACCTCGCGCGAGCGCAGGCCGAGGTCGAACGTTCGAGAGGTGCCGCGCTCGTCGTCTCCTGCGGTGAGGACGACGCGCTGCCCGTCGCGCGGGTCGATCTGCTCGGCGAGCGAGGGGTCCGTGAGCGGCACGGTGAGCTCGGCGGTGCCATAGGGCGCGTTCATGGCGTCGAGAGTGACGCTGCCCTCGGTGACCGGAATCGTCGGCGTCGTCGAGTACGTCGCCGGAACGTTCTCGATCCAGGCGTGGCGCGTGATGGTCACGTCGTCGATGAACACCTCTCCGGCCTCGTAGTTGGAGTCGAAGATGACGAGAGAGAGCCAGTTGTCGGCACCGTCCCAGACAGGCCCGGTCGCGGACAGCTCGATCCACTCGCCTGTCATCGGCACATCGGCGAGGAGCTGAAGGAACTCCTCATCTGTGAGGTGGGTGAGATCCAGCGCGTTGGACCAAACCGGTTTCACAACGTGGCCTACGGGACCCTTCACCCACAGGCTGAGGGTGACCGTCGCGCCTTCGAGGTTGAGGTGGTCGATGTTGTAGTCCAGCCCGGAGTATTCCGTGCCCTGGAAGTGTGCGCTCTTCGCGCCCGTGCGCGCGTCCGAGGTGGTGACGGTCAACTCGCCGGGATTCCACGGCTCCCAGCCGCCCGTGCCGATGGTGACCGTGCCCTCGAAGCCCTCGTGGAAGACCTGCTCGGCGGGGTGCAGCACGGAGTGAGCAGGAACGTCGACGACTTCCTCGTCGAGGGGGCCGATCGTGGCGGTCGCGCGCGGGCGGAGCGTGGGGGTCGTCATGCGTCGACCTCCTGATAGGGCACCGCGAGCACCCATGCCGTGCGCGTGTCGGAGTCGAGCGTGAGCGAGAGGTCGCCTTCGCCGAGCACGTAGGTCATGTCCACCGAGGGTCGGTCCTCGTCCGCAAGGGAGAACGTCGTCTCCTGCTCGTGGAGCGTCAGCGCAGCGAACGCGCTCGTCTCGTCGTCGAACAGCAGCTCAAGCGTTCCCGAACGCGGGCGCGGCGAGCCGAGCACGATGCCGATCCCGCCGTCGAGCAGGTCGTAGACGATGTTGCGCGACGTGCGGGTCGTCTCATACCCGAGCACGAGGAGGGGCGTTACCGAGGCGCTGGTCGAGATCGCCGTGATCGTGGTGCTCATACCATCTGCCGCCCGCCTGCACTCTTGCCGACGCGGTAGTTCACGTAGGCGGTCTTGTTCTTGGGCTGGTAGCGGTCGACGAAGTGCGTGTTCACGTCGAACGTGACGGTGCCCTTCTTCGCCTTCGCCTGCTTCTCCAGGGCGCCGATGTCCTCGTAGGCGCGCTTGGTCTTGGCGTCGACGACGATCTCGGTGCCGTCGGGAAGCTTGTAGACGGCGTTGCCGAGCTTGTCGGTCTCCTTCGTCGCCTTGCCGGTGCGGACGGTGTAGTCGTACAGCGCCTCGGCGGTCTCGCGGGCGACGCGCTGGCCCTCGGTCATCTCGCCGCGCTGCTTCTTCAGCCGGTCGGTGCCACGCGCTACCTCGTCGCCGAGTTCCCGCTGCTTGCCGGTCATGTTGGACTTGTCCCACGAGTTCGCCGAGCCGGTGCTCGTGTCCTCGACGATGCGGCCCCACTCCTCCTGCTTCTTGCTCAGCGACTCGGTGATGACCCCGAGGGCGGTCTCGTCGCCAGCGAGCGCGAGCATCGCGGTCGAGGTGTCGACGCCCCAGTCCTTCGCGGCCTCCTTCGCGTCCTTGTAGCGCTCCGGGTCGGTGGCGATCGACTGCACCTCGGCGACGATGTGCGCGGAGTCGACGATCTTGCTGCCGCCGTCGATGTACGCCTGCGCCCAGTCGGCGACGCGCTGCTCGCTCTCCTTCATCGCTTCGTCGTTCGCCTCGATCGCCGAGCCGATGAGACCGACACCCGCGGCGGCGGCACCCGCGGCGATACCGATACCGGGCAGGCCCGAGGACGCCAGCCCGCCGAGGGTGCCCTGCGCGAGATCCTGAATGGACGACATCGAGCCGTCGAACGACGACGTGACCTCGCTGAAGTTCGAGAGCGCTTCGTCCTTGAACTCGGCGCCCGCCTCGGCAGCCTTCCCGAAGCCGCGCGAGCCGCTGTCTCCGATGTCCTCGGAGTCCTGCTTGACCTTCCGGTAGGTGTCGCGGAACTCGCGCTCGATCTGGCGCGCGACGTCCTCGGTCTCGTCGCCGAGGCGTTCGGTCGCTCGCTGCGCGTCGCGCATGGCGTCTTCCAGCTTCTCGGGACCGTTCGAGCGCCCGAGGTCGTCCACCGCGTCAGCGGCATCGTCGATACGGCGCTCCGCGTCGCGTGCGGCGTCGCCTGCGTCGTCCAGCGCGTCGCTGAGCTGGTCGGGGCCGCGGTTGCGCCCGAGAGCCGTCAGCTCGCCCTGCGCGTCCTCCAGCGGCGCGATGACGCCCGCCTGGATGCCCTGCTTGAACGCCTTCGTCTCCGAGAGGATGCCGACCGAATATCCCTTCGCCATGTCAGCGCCCCGCCTTCTCGAACGTCTCGGCGACGGTGCGGATTGTGGTCTGCAGCCACAGGCTCGCCACGCGCGGCACAGCGTCGGCGAATGCCGGGTGGAACACGTTGCCCTTGCGTCGGGGCGCGCCGAACGCGTTGCCGAGGCGGCGGGTGTAGACCGTGCCGCGACGGCTGCGCTGCTTGACCTGCTTGCCCGCGTTCGCGCCGAACTCGGCAGCCGAGGCCAGCACGGCGCGCTGCGTGCCGCTGCGCAGCTTGCCGACCTGCGCCGACTTCAGCGTGACGTTCGAGTCCGCGACAGCGACCCGCGCGGAGTCGACGAGCACACGAGCCTGCAGGCGCGTCATCGCCCGCCCCTTGATCTCGTCCTGCCAGATCGGCTGCGCGACGCCCTTCGTGTGCGCGCGCAGACGACCCCGGACCTCACGGTCCAGGGTGCCTGCGGCCTGCACGAGCGTCCCGAGGTCACGGGAGACGAGCAGGCTGATCCGCCCGCCCGCCACGTCAGGGAGTCGGGATCGCGCCGAGGACCGGCTTAGTCGAGGCGAGGCTGACCGAGGCGACGGCCACGGCATCCACCGAGCCGCCGATCGCGCCGGGCGTCACGATGAGCGTCGCGGTGATCGGACGCCCGCCGCTGACGGGCACGAACTCGACCTCGATCGACTCGCCCTCGTGCTCGTGCAGGTACTCGCTGAGCGAGTCGGCGGTGTTCCAGTCCTGCGCGTAGGCGAGGTTCGCGACCCACTCGGCGGTCGTGCCGAAGGCGTGATTCGAGGCGGGCGTCAGGCCCTTGAAACGGACGACGCTCGACGACGGGACGAACTCGACCTGCGAGACGTGCGCCTCGTAGTTGTCGGCCTCGACGGTGAACGTGCAGTCGCGCATGATGAACGGCTTCACGACGGGAGTTGCCATGACTAGACCTCCTCGGTCTGGGGGTTGGGATCGCGCGACGTGAGCGCGGTCAGGGTGAGGTTCCAGGCGACGTAGCGCTCGGCGTGGACGACCTTCTCGGCCTCGGTCCACGAGAGCCACGAGTGCCTGTCAAGCGAGCCGATGAGCCTCACGAGCGCGTCGTCGAGGGCGTCCTCAGCGGCGGCGACGTCGGTGCGCGGGTCGGCGACGGTCAGCGTGACGGTGTTGCGCAGCGCGCCGAGAGGTCCCTCGGGCAGCCGCTCGATGCGCGTGTGCTGCAGCACGACGGTCGTCTTGGTCAGGGTGTCGGGGAATCGCGCCTCGGGGATCACGGTCCAGTCGGCGGGGAGCTGCAGCTCGGCGACGATGAGGGCGCGGACGCTATCGGACACGGGGCGCACCTCGCCTCGGTCGGAGAATCTGCTTCACGTGCCAGTCGAGCGGGGTCGGACGGATCACGAACGTCTCTCCGTCCCCGACCCCGCCCGAGGCGTCCACGATCGACGCGCGCCAGAGGTTCTGCGCCTGCCGAAGCTGCCCGAGGGCGTAGCGGTCGGGGATCGGCTGAGCGGGCGTCTCCTCGGTCGGGGTGAACGCGGGGAGAGCAGGGGCGTAGGCGATCACCTGCTCCCGAGCAGCGTCGAGGAGCACGCCGAGCACGGCCTCGTCGATCGTGTCGACGTCAGGCCAGAGCCCGGCGAGCTGCGCCGCCGTCTCGGGAGTGTGCCAGGTGGTCATCGCCTACGCCCCGTCCTCTCACTCGGCGGGGTCGGTGTCGACGACGCGGATCGCGGCGGCGTTGTTGACGATGGTCGCCCAGTAGGCGAACACTGCCGGGTCGATCGCGCCGTGGTGAGGGTCGATGCCCTCGACGCGGATCGGCGCCTCGCCGCCCAGCTCGTAGAACGTGATCGCCTCGCGGGCGCCGACGTAGACGAGGCCCGAGCCCTTCGTGCCGCCGGGGACGATCTTGAACCCTTCGAGCGAGCCGTCCTCCAGACCAAAGCCGGCGTTGAGGAACGCGAACGTGTCGTCCTTGCCCGTGAGCATGATGTCGCGCCACAGCGCCGGGTCGACGATCGCGAACGACGGGGTGTTCTCCGTCGCGATCACGTCGAGCGCGCCGTCCACGATCGCGGCGAGACCGGTCGCCACTCCCGAGGGAACGGTGCCCGCGGTGGTCGCGGTGGCAGCGGCGACGATCGCGGCGAGCGCCTTCGCGTCGGTCTTGCGCGCGACGTCCTCGACCATGTGGTCGTGGTAGCTCGCGATCACGCCCTGATCGTTGAAGTCGATGTAGCGGCGGTCGAGCTTGTGCCCGCCCGCGATGCGCTGCGCGTCCATCGTCACCTGCTTGGTGTCGAGCGCGTTGCTCGGCACCTCGGCGGTGTTGCCGGTGTAGTCGCCGACGACGGGCTCCTTGCCGTCGTCCCACTGCCAGCCGACGGCCCGGTAGCTCGTGAGAGCCGAGTGGCCGAGCAGCGGCACGAACCGGCGCTGGTACTTGCGGCGCTTCCACAGCTCGCCGAGGTAGGCGGGCTGCTGCACGTCGGCGCCGATAGTCACGGTCGACGGCCCGGAGTGCTGCAGCGTCGAGATCGCGAACAGCGCGTCGCCGCCTGCGTAGGGCTTCAGGGCGTCAGCGTTGCCCTGACGGCTCGCAGCGATCGCAGCGAACAGACCCTCCGCGGTCGTCTCGTCCTTCTTCGCGGGGGCGGGTGCCAGGCCCGCCGGGATGGTGGCCGCACCTGCGGTCATTTCGTCCTCCTTGTTGGGGGTGGCCGACTCGGCGGGCGCCTGGTCGGGGGTCTTGGTGTCGCCGCCGCGCACGCCGTCGAGGCGCTCGGCGACGATCTGGTCGATCGCGTCGAGCACGGCCTCGGGCAGCTCCTCGGCCTCGGTCACCTCGTCGAGCGCGGCGAACATCGCTGCCGACTGGAATGCGCCCTGCGGCACGACGGCCACGCCGCGCAGCACCGAGGCGACGGCCTGCGCGCCACGGCGCACGAGGCCCCGCAGCTCGGCGCTCAGGCGCGGCTTCGGCTGCGTCGGGTCCGTCGCGCGAGCGAGCAGCGCGTCGCCTTCGGGGGTGCGGGCGATCTCGAACTCGGCGACGACGCCCTGCTCGGTCTCCTCCAGCGAGACTGCGCGGCCCAGGTTCTCGGGGATGAGGCTCGACCCCGAGGGGTGGTCGTCGCTCAGACTCACGACCGACGGGTCGGCGGGCAGCGTGACGGTGCCGGTGCTGAACATGACGGGCTCGGTGCCCGAGACGTTCGGCTGCGACAGCTCGCCGTAGGGGAGCACGAGGCCGCGGATACGCCGCGAGGCGGGGTCCACGGTGAACAGTGCGTCGGTCATGGTCAGTCCTCCCGAGGGGTGTTGACGGGCTCGGCGATGACATCGACGAGGCTCGACTGGTCGAATCGGACGACGTGCCCGGCGGGTGCCACGTCGTCGAGCGAGAGACGCGCCTCGATCGGCGCGAGCCACGCGGGGATCGACAGCGCGGCGAACTCCGAGCGCTTGCCCTCGGTCGTGACGTAGGTGAGGCTCGCTGCGGCCTGCGCACCGTCGAGGAGCGCGGCGGGCAGGTTCAGCAGGCGGGCGACGTCGAGCACGGCGGCGTTCCGCCCGTTCTCGAACAGGTCCGCTGAGACACTGCCGTGGACCCGAAGCTCGATGTTGTGCGGCGTGTAGCCCACCGCCCCGTTGGGCGTGAGGCGAGCAGCGGCCCACTCCGTGGCGAGCGTCTCGATCTCGTCCCCGTCGAGAGGGTCGTCGGTCGTCTGGTGCAGCTCGACGAGCGGGATCGGGTTCTGCGCCCGCCCGATCCACGAGCGCTCCAGCGCGCGGTATCCCTTGATCGTCTGCGCGCCCGCGGCGAGGACGCCGCCCGAGCCGTTGCCGGGGAACACGACGATCTCCTCGGCACTGACGACCTGCCCGTCGACCGTAACGACGCCGCTCATGTCGTCGACCGCCCAGCGCTCGTAGGGGATACGGATGGCATCGAGGATCGCGCCGTCCGCGCCGCGCGTGACGGCCCAGGCGCTCCAGTCGTAGAACAGCAGGTCGTCGACCGTGGCGGCCATACGGTGCCACGGGCTGATCCCGCTCGACGAGTTGCGCAGCCAGCGAGGCGTCACGTCCTCCTCGCCGCGGTACTCGTGCAGCGGCATCCCGGCGATCGTCGCGGTGATGAGGTCGCGCCCACGCTTCAGCGGCGGGACCATGAGCGCGCCCTCTCGCGTCACCTCGGCGATCTCGCCCGCGTAGAACTCGCTCCACACGAGCCGCGACATCTGCGAGGACGGCGACGACGCGAGCGGGGACACAAGCGGCAGGCCCGCCCCGAAGGGCGAGCCTGCGCGCTCACTCACGCGGAGAGCGGGGAACAGACGATCGAGCAGTGCCATGTCGCGACGATCGTCGCTTATTGAGAACCGTTCTCGCTAACGGTTGTAGGGCTAGGCGTGTCAGTCCTTTGCGACGAACGACCGAACGCGCGGCTTCGGCTTGCTCCCGTCGTAGTGCAGCAGCGCGAGCGCCCACGCCTCGACGGGGGTGATGTCGTCGTCGGGCCGCTTCGGGTCGCGCCCGAGCAGCCAGCCGCGATCGCCCGACTTCCGCTTGACCGTGAGGTGCATCGCCTCGGTGAGCACGAGCTGGTCGCGCCAGTGGACGACGTTCTCGCGGTCCACCTCATCGACGACGAGTGACGCGGCGCGCTTCACGTCGGGGAACGTGAACGGGTGCAGCTTCGGGCGCGGTGCGGCGCGCGTCAGCCGCTCGACGATGAGCTGCGCGACCTGACTGCCCGCGTCGTAGACGATCGGCACGCGGTAGCGCCGGGCGTACTTCAGCAGCGCAGGCGCCGCCGTGTCGATCCCAGAGAGGTGGTCGAGCTGCAGCGCCACGGCGCGCCCGTCGGCATCCCGCCACGCGGCCACGATCGAGACGCCGAGCTGATCGGGATGCGGCGCGAGCGCGAGACTGAACCGCTCGGGCGGCGCGGGCAGCGCGCCGTCGACTCCGGTGCGCGCCCACTTCAGCGGGTCGAACAACGAGACGGTGCCGCCCTCGTCGCCGAACAGGCCGCCGTACTCCCGAAGGAACGTCTCGCGCGGCAGCGTGAGATAGTTCGAGCGGATCGCCTCCTCGGTCGTGAGAGTCCCGATGCCGGGGTGCGAGGCGAGCACGTGCGGGCGGATCGCCTCCCACGTGTCGGTGCCCTCCTCGGTCAGCGTCTCGGGCATCGCGTACTCGATGCCGCCCGCGTTCCCCGCGCGCAGCAGCTCCAGCCAGTCCCACAGCAGGTTCCCACGCCGGTACTTTCCCGCCGTCCCGCAGACCACGATCTGCGCGCCGGGCCGCGTGTCGAGCGTCGGGAGAGCTGCGGCGAGGGTGTCCTCGACCTTCTGCGGATCGGCCTCGCCCGCCTCGTCGAGCACGATCATGTCGAACGCCTCGCCGCGCAGGTCGTCGACCGTGCTCAGCCACGCGACCGAGCCGCCCGAGGCGGGGAACTCGACGCGCTCCTGACCGGCGGCGCGCACGATCTTGTAGCTCCCGAGGGGGAGTCCGCTGCGCTCGATCGCGGGCACGACGTCCTTCAGGAACCTCGACCGACCCGCCTTTCCAGTCGTCAGCGTCAAGATGCCGCAGCGGTAGTCGTCGCGAGCCTCCGCCCTCCCGAGGGCGACCGCGATCACGCTCGTCGACTTCGAGCTGCGCCGGGGGAGCAGCGCGGCGTTCTTCTGGTGACCGGCGGCGAGCATGTCTGCGACGAGCACCTGCTGGGGCTTGACCGCACGGCCCCGCATGGCGCGCGGCCCGTGGAACCGCAGCATCGTCGCGCCGCGCAGGAACTCCCGGCGGTCCTCCTCGGTCGTGACGAGCTCGGACACGTGCAGCGGTGGCAGCGCAGCCCCGCGCAGCGCCAGCCAGCCGTCAGCCGTCTCGGGGTTGAACAAAACCTCGACTGTGAGAGCCTGCTCGGGGGTCGCACCGTCCTCACTCAAAAGATCGCTCACTTCGTCCCTCCGTACACCGAGCGGTGGCACGAGTCCGCTATCGCCGCGATCTCGTCCACGTCGCTCGTCTCGTGCAGCCCGCGCGTCTCGACGCACGCGCGATAGTCCTGCTCATCCGCACGCGCGCCCGACTGCATGAGCAGCGCGCTCAGCAGCACGGCGCACAGCACGAGCAGCAGCACGACTGCCGCTCCCGTCGCCACGCCCGCCCGGATGAGCCGGGTCTTCAATGTCACCATGTCGGCAGTCCTCTCGCTTTGCGGCTGGTGCCGCGCTTCGTGTTCACTACTCGGGCACCGAGGCGCCCGCCTGCTGATCTGTTCTCGCGGCGGTGCTGCGGCCCGAGGTTGTCGAGGTCGTTGCTCCCGCCCCTCGACGCATCGATGCGGTGGCCCACGTCGAACCGCTGGCCCGGCTGCACCTCACGGCCACAGCCGATGCACGCGACGGACTCGCCGCGCTTGTGGGCCGCGTTCACGCTGGCCCGCACGATCCGCGCGTTGCGCGCGTAGAGCGGATCGGCGTGCGCCCCGCTCACAGATCGACTGCCTCGGGGTCGGCGTGGCGGTTCAAGCGCACAGCGGCCACGGCCTCATCGCTTCCGAGGTGGTGGTGCTTTGCATTCCGCGCGCCGTCGATGACTGTGATTGCTCCTGCTTCGAGCAGGTCGTTCCGCACGCGGCGCACGTCCTCGTCGCGCCCCCCGAGGAGCTTGCGCACCGCGTCGGACAGGGCGCCGGAGCCCAGGCCCGGATGCGCCTCAATCGCGTCGAGGACGGCATTCTCGGCATTCCACCGCTCGATGCGTGTCGCCTGCACCACGCGCTCGCGGTTGTCGGCGATCACGTCGCGCAGCCTCCGGCGGAGGTCTTCGATATCGGGCAGGCGGATCGGCTCGTCGGCGGGCTGCGTCGGGCCGAACTGAGCGACGAGGCGGCGCTCGTCCTCCGTCCAGGGCACGTGGTCGCCGATCGTGATCAGCACCTCGCCCTCGCCCTTCGTCGTCTCGGTCCAGTCGCCGCCCTCGGGGATCGGCTCGCTCGTCGTGATCGTCACCTCGCCCTTGTTGCGGGCCATTCCGCCCGGCGCCTGCACGATCTGCGGCTTGCGGTTCGGGCGAGGCTCCAGCGCCCGAGAGGGCACGGCCGAGAGGTCGATGTCGATGTCGGTCTGCGTGTTCATGGTCTGTCTCCTTGTAGTTATCTGTTCGTGATCTGAGCCGGTCTATTCGGTCCGCTGAGCCTGTCCCAGTGAGCCGGTCCGCTGAGCCCGTCCGTCACCGTCCCTGAAAGGGACGGGGACGGGCTCAGTGGGACCGGCTCACGTGGACCGGCTCACGGTCTGACCGGCGACCCACTGCTCGGTGTCGACTTCCTCACACAGCTCGCGCCAGCGTCGCTCCTGGCCCGCGGTCCACTTCGAGGGGAAGTCGTTGGAGAGGTGGCCGATCGGTTCGTCGTCGGCGAGGCCCGAGACGTCGATGCGGTCGCCGTGTGAGGTCGGGGTCATCGCGCACCTCCTCGGAGGGCGGCGGTCAGCTCGGCGACCTGCGCGTCCGTGAGGCGGATGCCGTCAGCGAGGCGCTTGCCGATCTCTACGGCGATCTGTGAGGCGGCGAGATTCTGACGCGCTGCGATCGTGCGCGGGTCGTCGTCGCCGTGATGGGCGCGGAGCTGGCGATAGCGCGGCCCCAGGACGACAGGGTGGTCAGGCGGGTAAGTGACGGGTGCCGACATGGCAACTCCTCGGGGAGCGTGTGCGTGTCGCACTCGCCTCTCCCGAGGGGCGGTTTGCGGTCTCGACGATCCGCCTGACGCCCTCGTTCTCCGACCCATTCGCTCAGTCGGTCTACGTGCTGATGTGACTATCGCCCGTGCTACAGCCGGCTGTCAACGGGCACTCGGCAGGTTTGCCGTGCTACTACAACGGCGCTGTCGTATCACGACAACGGCTCAGCGTGCGGTGACCTCGACCGTGCTCGGGTCGAACGTGCGGACGCCCCTGCCGGGCGCGTGGACGACGATCCGCAGCGGGAGAGCCCGGAGGACGCGGCGCTGCCGTTCGAGCGTCAGCGCGTCCCACACGGCCCGCGCGTCGGGGTTCCCGAGGAGGTCGGTCAGCTCGGCTGCGCGCATACGCTCCACGATCCGCTGCTCGATGTCGGCGAGACGGTCGCGCAGCCCCCGAGAGGTCGCCGCGTACTCGGCTTCGTCCGCGTCGTCGTCGGCGAGGAACGCCGCCCGCAGCCGCTCGATCCGCCCGCGCACCTTCTCGGCTTCGGTTGCCAGCTCGTCGCCCTCAGCGCCCGCGAGGATCGCCGGGAGGATGAGCTGACCGTCGGCGCCCTTCGCATTCGCCAGGAACGACGTCACGACATCGACGACGTGCGCCTCGACCGGCTCGGCCCTCCGGGCGAAGTGACCGAGAGCGCCCTTGCAGCGGTAGTTCGCCACGCCGCGCCGTGCGCCGCCGCCCGCGTGGATGAGGGAGCCGCACACGCCACACTCGGCGATCCCCGAGAGCAGCCGCTTCACCGAGGGAGCGCCCGTGCGCCGGGCTGGGTCGGTGAGGATCGCCTCGGCGGCGCGGAACGTGTCGGCGTCGACGAGCGCGGGCCACTCCGCCTGCTCGTGGACGATCTCGCCGTGGCGGCGCACCGCGCCCCGGTATCGCGGGTTCAGCAGCACGTGGCGCACGTTGTCGTGTCGCCACGGGCCGTCCTGCCCGGTCCTCAGCCCTGCCTCGTTCCACGCCGCGGCGATCGAGGCGAGGGTGCTGCCGTCCAGCAGCGCGGCGTAGCCCGCGCGCACGGCCTCCGCCTCCTCCGGGCGCACGGTCAGACCGTCGGCCTCGTAGCCGAAAGGACGCCGCCCTCGGACGACGCGCCCCGCGCGGGCTCGTGCCTCGTTCGCGCGCACCTGGCGCTCGGACTTGCGGCGCACCTCGAACCGGGCGATGCCTGCGAGCATCGTCGCGCGGAACTCGCCGTCGGCGGTCGAGAGGTCGATCTCGCCGTCCACGGTGACGACCTTCGCGCCGCGCTCGATGAGGGCGTTGAGGTCGCGCGTCGAGCGCAGCAGCCGGTCGAGGTCCACGGCGACGACGGCCTCGACGCGGCCCGCCTCGATGTCGCGCAGCATCCGCGCCCAGCCGGTGCCCTCGCCGCGCGCCTTCGACGCCGAGGTGTCGTTGTCGGCGTACTCGCCGACGAGCTGCCACGAGCGGGCAGCGATGAGAGCGCGGGTGCGCTCGATCTGGCGGTCGATGCCTTCGGCGTGGTCGACGGACTGGCGGAGGTAGGTGGCTGCGCGCATGGTACCTACGCTAGTACGAGGGCTAGCGGTGGCCTGGACTCTCGCCGACATCGACGGCAGCGAGCAGCTGGGAAGCGACCATATCGCCCGTGCGCTGTTTCTCAAGCGGGGAGCGTCGGCGTGAGCGGCGACGCACGCATCGACACTTCGG